AATGCCCTTAAGTTCGAGTCGAGCCATTATGATGACAAGCCCTCTGTACTTTGGAAGTTGAAAGTTTTCTCATGGATAATTTTAGGCCCGTAGCTTGTCATCGGTATTGACTATGCCCACTGCCCTTTATATATTTATTCAGTCTTCAACAGACCAGGTATAGTATGTATCTTCAGCCTTTTTTCTCATCTCTTGAACTGCCTTAGATGATTGGTGCATTTTTAACTTATTTTGAATCCTTCTTCTGGATCTTTGAATTGACTCATCACAAGGTGCATAATGTAAAAGGTCATACAAATCTGATAAGAACTTGTCTTCTTCACATTGCCTACCTTTAGGACTAGTAGCTCTGTAAAACTCTTGAAGAACTGAGTAATACAAAAATTTAGTATTGTCTCTGCAAACGTCATGCTCTTTTAAATGACGCATTACCAGGTCTTCTACTTTATTCAACTTCTTTGTCAAACCCACTTTTTATGTCCTCTCTTACTTCTTTGATCCACTGTCTTGTGGAAGTTACAAAGTTATCTTCACGATTTACTTTGGCTAACTTAATTGTTATTGGTTCTAATCTTCGCATACTAAACATCTCCATCCTGATTCCATACGGATCTTGGGACTATAGCATTCATCACAACGATATAAGATTAACTGCATTCTTCACCTCTCTCTTTTTTGCGTTTGATAAATTCAGCATAAGCTTTTGCAAATGCTTTGTCATCTGGTATAAATCTGATTACTGTTGTCTTACCCATTTATTGCCTCCATTTAGGTTTGTATATTCCTAGCTTGTCAGTTTCTACCCAATTAATTTTTCTCGTACTTTCTTTGACTGTAAAGTTATTGCCTCTACCAGCATAAAGTCTAATATTATCATAGCAAACTCCTCTGTTATTAACTTCAGTAGTAGTTTTTGTTAAATATATTTTAACACCTTTGTTAAGCTCGATAGCACTATCGTAAATGTTATTGTCAATCATGACATTCATGTAATCTCGTAGATAGTGACCAAAGTAATATTCCCTGCCACTAAGTATTGAAGTATCTATTACTGCCATTTACATATTCTCCGCATAACACCATGTGCAAACAGAAACCTTTTTTCGATCTCCTGTTTGATTACACGTTTTGAAATACTCAATGTGAGTTGAGTTGTGTTTTTTGCATATTTTTTGTGTTTTGATTGTTGAGTTATTTTTGCTCATACTATATTAGTGGATAGGGGTTATATAAGCGTTTACCCTGTGTTTTGTGCTTAGGTCTGTTTTTTCTAGAGGTATTTCAGATTCCGAAAGCATATATAACTACAACCTTTTCAGAGTTACAAGTGAGTATATTGCCCAGGCTACCATCGTAATCAAAACTGCCATTAGAAATCCTGTAATTATTTCAAGAACGATTTCCAACCATATCTCCTACTATCGGTGTATAGATAGATTCTAGTTTGCATTTGTAACAATCTACAACTGGCCTACCTTCTTTTTTATGATCCTCGCTAAACATAAAATGGTATTTTTCTAAATGACTGTGTTCTTCTTCCCAACGCTCTCCGCAAACAAAGCAATCGAATCTCCACCTCATTTAGTCATCTCCAAACATTTTTTACAGTTTACAAAACTAATATGTCTATTTTTCATGATCCTGTATTCCTGTTTTGTACATCTATATCCACAAAGTGTTGTTCGTTCATCATATCCTGCTTTGTGTCGCTTCATTAATCTATCGTAATAACTGACCCTTGAAAACAGTTGTTGATGTCAGATACTCCGTACTTTAATTTATTGTAACAATGTTTGCAACGCTCTTTATCTTCACTCATATTACTATGTTTTCCTATTGGGTCGTTACATTCTATGCAAGCTTTCCATTCGTCTTTTGTTAAAGTGTTTCCTTTATTCATTTTGGGTTATATGTGCCGTTATATAACCCTTTAACCTTAAAAATTATCCCAGCTTGTAACACGGATTCCACGTTTATCTATGTCTTGTATCGCTAACTCACACATCCACAAAGATATTACTGCATCTGATGTATGTCCATCTAGCCTACCATTCTTACCCCACATCAATCTAGACAATCCTTCTACAAGTTTTCTTGATCCGATAGGCCCTGACTTGTTTACAGATTTATTCCAGGGTATAATGTATTTACCTTGTTCTAGAGCCAAAGCAATTCTAGGAATACCAATCTGTGCATGATGTTTTTCTGATCCAGTTCTGTGGCCCTGAACGGGCAAAGATGCCAAATCCTTAGCTGCGTGTGCTACCAATCTCTGGAACCCATTAGTCTCTACCATAATCATCGTAGGATTGTGTTTCTCTGCCAATGATACCAAATTCTTTACCTGAGATGTCAACCAACCTGCTCCTTCTGCTTTTACCTTACCACACCACTGATACAATATCTGACGCACCTTAGTATCTCTGTCATAAGACACAACTGTGTATGCAGTCTCGTCATTTGTAGTATCAAGACCTACTGCTAAATCCACGCCTATTACAATATCTGTATCTCCTATTGGTTTGTCAAATCCTAATGATTCATCTAAACATGGCTCAATAACACCCCACGGAATAACTGCGGTTTCTGGATCTAGCGGATTAAGCATATACTCAGATTCAAATGCTCTAGTTCCCATAGAGCGTCTTTCAGCTTCTAATCTTTCCATTGTCCAATATTCAGGCCATCTTGGTTTGCCTTCTTGATTTAAGGCAGGATGCCAAACGTTTGCCCAATCTGGACTTTGCCGTACCCAATCGGTTGCATCGCCAACTCTCTTCTGTGTACCAATCAACAATATCTTACCGTCTGGCAATCTCATTGGCATTACAACTCTTTTGATAAAATGTATAACTCTGTCATCTGACATTTTAGGAAACTCTTCCAGAATGTCATCTAGAATAATTAAATGAACGTGTGGCCCTTCTAAAGATTTACTAGTAGATGCAGCTCTAATCCTACTGCCGTTGCTAAAATGCTTCTCACTCTTTTTCCATGATCCTCCATCTTCTTTACCTTTAATGAAACTAGATAATCTCCAAGAACGTTTACA